TAGTCGCGTAATTGCTAGATGGACCAAATCCTTCTTCCGCATAACCAACTGTCAGCGTGTCGCCCGAAGCCATTATTTATGCCCTATCGTCAATGTCATGGTGTGGCCTCGTTCGAATGAACTCACAAATCCGCATGAGGACAGCACTTTTCCTACACCATCACGCAATCCTTATCAAACCAGTCGTACCATCGTTGGTCGGCATAGTCAATGTAAAGTCCGCTGCAGTTATACTTTGTGACGAGAACGTAAAAACTGCCACCTCGTTCTTGTTCGTTGCAGTGTTGTTGTACAGTACTGCAGCATCAAATGCGCCACTGGAGGTAAGTGCTGTCCATGTCAGATTCGCGCTTGGAGTCCAGTGAGCAGTTGTAGAATCGTTCGTTGGCGCAGTAGCGTTTGTCAACAGCTTACCACCCTGAGTATAGTTACCAGTTCCCGCGAGCTCCCCAGTTGTATTGTAAACTGTGTCACCAGCCCCACGAGACGCTGATGCAAGAAACAACGCGAGATAAAACTCGTCCTTCGTTGTCACTGTTCTCACGCCATTTGCTGCTTGAGCACCAAATGCGTGAGAACCATTCAACAGCTGAACCTTGAAAGCCGTACACATTGCTTGAGAATTTGCCACTTAAAACTCCTTTCAGTTTCCCAGCATAGCCGCTATGCCTTCAGCAACTATGTTTTTCTTTAGCCTCACGTGGGCACTCCGTTTTACAAGCATACCATCCAAACGCCACTCAGTCCAGGTGGTATGCTCGTTCTCAGTGTCAATTCTGCCTTCGGTCTTTTCAAGTAGCTCTTCGTCAACCAGCAACCTTGTACCGTTTATCTCAACTAATATGCCTGACATTTTGTCTCCACTACTGTTCCAAATTGGAACAGCGCTAATTGAATGCAACTTCCCTCGTTCCAAAATCCAGAAAATATTCCGCACTCTCAAAGAAGTTCGTATGCTGTGTTTGTGTTATGTGATAGTACTGTCCCGCTGTTCCACCTTGAATGCTGCCTAACGAGTTATGCTCAAGCGTCGTGCCCCCACCAGCATTCACAGTCCCAGCTAATGAAATAAACCACTTCAACCAAATTGGATTGAACGTGCCGCGGTTAGTCTTTTCATCTACAATAACCGGCTCTGCAAATGTTGGCGGAGGTTCGATAAGTGCCATCAGAGTGTTCCAACGTCAAACTGCAATTCCACAGCTTGAATCCGCATCGTAGTATTTGACCGATGTTGAAGGTGATGCGCACGCTTAACAAACGTCCCACAGTCAATCAACATTGGCTTTTTCTGTCCAAGATCAACCCTTCGATAATTTGACCACGTTTGGTAGTCGTCATCGCTAAACCGTACCAGCAACTCGCTTCCAGTTGTTTGATCTGCGATGAACTCCATAACCTTCAAAAATTTCCTTCTCCTCGAGCCGCCATCATAGTTCGGCGTGTAGATGTCTACAGGAATAACCGCTCCATTGTCATTCGTGTAAGACATATCCAAGCGATACAAGATGCCATTAGACTCATGCTGAACAAGATGCTGGTTGCTAGAGTTAAACGTCGAGTCAACAATTGGCAAGTAATTTCCATTCGCGTCTGTCCACTGATGCCACACTCGATCGACCATATCATAGACCAGCGTCAAATTCGAGTTTTTAACTGTAAGCACGTAGAACTTATGCCCGCTCAACTTCAATGTCCAAGAGTACACCGTCGTGAAATCTGCATTTTTCAACAGCTTATCAATAGCTTTCGTGGACACCACGTCAGCTTTGACCTTGCTCATCTGAACAACACAAGGCTCTCCGTCACGATTTATCCCAAGCCAGAACAGCACATCCTCAATTGAACGAACTGAATCCGCAGATACGCAACCGTAAGGAACCTTTGCTCCCTGCACTGTTCCAAGCGGACTTCCCGTGGCATTTGCAGCGTCGTAGAACACTTCCGTCGTCCACTGTTTCAGCGCGATAACATAGACAAGCTGCTTTGCAATCGCAACCCCGCCGTCAGGTTCTACCTGAGCGATGATCTTGTTCAGTGGGTCCCAAGCAGTTGGGTCATTCAGATCGCTTCCCTGAATCGACGCGTCAGATTTCATCACATATGTAGTCGCGTCTAACCAAGCAAAGCCCTTAACAAACGCTGCTGGGAAGTCCGCATCACTAATCACTGCGAATGTCGTGCCGTCGTAAGTATATCCCTTCACCCCATTGCCAAGCACAAGACGAGGAGTTCCACCGATTGAGGCAGAAAATCTATACACGCCGTTGGTAGTATCGATGGTACCAATACTAACACCATTCTTATAAATGTCAGTACCAAAAATGGCATAGATATCATTCCGCCAATTATACGCTCCCAAGCCATTACCACTTTTCGTGGTATTTGCTAAAAGTCCTGGACGCTTGAAGATGTAGTACTCATCATCCTCTGTGTGTTCGACAAAACAGTTCACCAGTCGAGCATCTTTGTTCGCGCTCGTGTCCCTGTTTGACGGCCCAATCACCAAAGGTAATCGAGCAGGCCTATCAACAGTCGGTGCTTGAGTGGCAGGTTGACCAGCAAGAGCCACTATCGAAACCTCCCCATTCCAACACTAACCCGCACATTCGGAGTGAATCGAGTCTCCGTGTCCTCGACATCCCAGTCCTCGAGCATCATTCGAAAAGATGTAGCTCTCGCAGCGCAACGATCCATGATAGCTTGAGGTTGCCCCGTACAAATGTCATCTGCCAGACCCCACCTCAGTGCAAGAAACCATTCCTTTGGAAAGTCCATCGTGTCAGTGATGCCAGTGAAGTTCTCCACTTGCGTCTGCAGCAATACGTGGGCAGTTCCAGTGGCTGCCGTTGCGTCCGGAACAAGCCAAAAACTCACCACCAAACTCGCAACTTGCTTGTCAACAAAATAGGAGTTTATTTCACCTGTCTGAGTGACTTGTGATAAGCGAGTGTACTCATCCCGGGAGAGTGAGGTGAGAGGACGACGACCATTGTTAGCGTCGAGATAATAACCTTGCAGCACCCTCAGCGGCTTTGTCATATCCACATCGCCGCTAGGAGTGAAAGTATACGTTCCCTTCCCAGCAGTCAGCGTGATCGATGTATCCACCTGGAGCCACAGCTTCAACCCTTGGGTTTGCCAGAGGTTTATCAAGTCAGTCAAACGGTTAGAATAGTTAACGTACTGCTCTGGTGTTGGATTATCTCCATGGGAAAGCAGCCCTGCATCCTCCATCCCCATCTGAATGATACGAGCAGGGCTATTAAACATTGAAGGTCCAGGCATGCTAGAAGCTCTTATCGAACATCAGAACTAGTGACCCTTCTTGTCCTGGATCACCAAAGCCGCGGGTTGAGAGTAAAACTCGCCCTGTTCCATCAAGAGGATTACTGCGATCCGCTAACCCAGCGAACTTGTAGAAATTACTATCTCCATATGCCCCAGCTCCAAGCACCCAAACCAGGGTATCACTTGCGAGATATTCAAACTTCAAATTCCCATTGAAGTCAGGAAACACCCAGTGAGCTGAATCCAGCCGGAGAAATTTTCCCTCCGGCATTCCATAGTCTTTTGGATCAGCGATAGTGTAGTCTGTCAGCTCATCCCCAGTCCCGTCACTTTTGAGATAAATATGCAGGACGAGATTCTTTGCTCCAGCGTTGAGCTCAGTTATAACAACTGTATGCGCCATTCTGTTCTCCTGAGAGGAAAGGGGCCGAAGCCCCTTTCATTACTCGTCGATTTCGACCCAAGTGATGGAGGCAATACCTACGGCCGCCGTGGTCAGATAGGACAGAGACAAGTTCGTCCCAGGAGAAAGAATGATACTTCCATTCGTCTCATCCACGTACATAGCAGGAGTGATAGATGATGCCGCAACAACACTAGCGATTGGACGCAGCCAAACTGGTGCCGCCGGCAATGTTGCAGCAGAATCGACCTTTCCAATGCCAACTGTGATGTTACTTCCAAAACACAGCGCGTTGTGAATGACAATAGGAGTGGTATGCACAACTGCCGCGGTGTACTTTGCAGCGGAAATCGCCAAGCCAACAACTGCAGCACCAGCAGGCGCTGTAGAGGGAGCGAAGCGAACTTGCTTGACCACCAGCAGCTTGCCAGAACCATAGTTGTTTGATAACGCCAGCCCGGTGCACGTCGCGCTCACTGTGGACAGAGTAACTGCCCCAGTGGAGCAAGCATTGTACATATTGCCCAGTCGGGCCTGTTCAAGAAACCAATCGGTATTCATTCGGAGACCTCTTTAGATTAAACTGCGACTGGGTTGATAAGACCGGACTTGTCAGCCGCGCCGGTGATTGGACTGTAGTTCTCAAAGAATCCAAGCTTAGTGCCCGTCGGAATCCAGATGCCCGCAGAGTTATCCAACTGCCACATCAGGTTGCTATACGCCGTACCAGTCCACGTCGTTCCAGTTCCAGCAACAAAGGACCCACCAGTTGAGCTTGTATTCGGCCGATTCAGTACATTCCGCGCAAACTCAAAGTCAGTGTGATTGAACGTACTTCCATCCAGCATCGCAGCAGTGTCATTCAGCACAGCCCAAACGCCCCAGTTATCCGTGATCGTAACTCGCTTGGTAGCCTCAAGCAGCTTGATCGCAGTCGTTGCTGCAGTCGTACCCAAGCTTGAAATGCGGTTCCCAACAAAGCGAAGTCCACTCATACTGTTCGCGGTTGCATTCCCGGTCACAATGGTCAGAGCATTCAGTATTGAACTGGTATCACGGAACTCGCAGTTTTCAACACAGAAGTCCGTTGGTGTTGCTGTGCCTGTTGCCGTAAAGATCGATGCAACATCCGCTTTGTTTGCAACGAACAAGAAGTTCTGAATCGATACGTTCGCAGCAGTAACTGGAATGTTCGCGGTAGCATTGGTTGAAAACGTCAGAGTTGGTCGAGCTGATCCAGCGCCCAGACCTACAATTGCAACACCGGCAACGTCTAGCACCAAGTTCGCAGCAGTACTAATGGTCTCAGCATGCCCAGGCTTGACGAAGATAACATCGCCACGATTCGCGCTCACATGGTCCAGCGCCCCGGCGATAGTCGAAAAAGGTCGTTGAAAAGTTCCAGGATTGTTATTTGATCCAGCAACTTCATTTGGTTCTAGCGTGGTACCGTTATACACCCAGACAGCACGTCCAGGTTGAGTTTGCACAAGTGGAACGCCTCGAAGGCTAAGTCCATGAGCAAATCCAGTTGGGTAATTAGTAAAGTTTGGCACTTAAAATCTCCGTAAAAAGGGCCCAGACATCGCTTCCAGGCAGCGCGCTTATCGAACTAGCCGCTTCCGCAGCTCCATTTTTGGGCCGGGGCTTTCGCCCCGATCCCCGAACTACTGTTCCAATTTGGAACACAACTATGCCTTATGGACCGTTACTTGCGTACACGCCCCTTGGATCGGTTGCGCCAACAACGAACCGCATGTACGAAGCAGCTTTTGCGTTCTTCGTATCGAAGTCATTGTCTTTGTCAAACGATGCCTTTTCACGCCAGAAGAACTGCGGGCCGTTCGGACAGTTGGTTCGAACAAACCAGGCGTGAGCAGCGGTAAGATAATGGTTCATCTTGATTCCGCCTGGAAATGCGTTCGTGGCACGAAGCACATTAATGTTGTTGGAGGCAGAATCACTTTGCAGCACGCTCTTCAAAATTCGATTAGCGTTAAACCATTCCTGTCTTGGGACGATCAGACTTTGTGGCATCAAGTTGATGTTCAAGTTTCGATCGGACCGAGCATCCATGATCTGAATGCATATATCCTCAAGTGCCGGTTCAGAAAGATCTGCACCCGGATTTAGGATATTTGAGTACGTCCCGCCTGGCGTCTGGACATGCGAGGCACTAAACCACGCTATCCCATCAGCAGTTGTAAACGTAGTAAACCCATTGTTATATGGCGCGACAGCAACCAACTCAACGGTCTGTGCCATTGAGAATGCATTCGCCCGTGCACGACGGTAGGATACCTGTTCGTACAGATTGTCCTGCAATTCCTCGTACGTTACAATATAACCAAGCGCGTACGCAAGGTGATTGTAACGTGTTACTGGACCCTGAGATTCAGTGTCGTACTCAATCGGCTGTCCAACGCCCTTCAGTGGAGCTGGACCAAAGCCAGTGATTTGTACATCTTCCTCGTAGGATTGTTCGGATGTATCAACATCGTAGAGAGCAGGATACTCGTCCATATGCTCTGCGTAGATCTGACCCCAGAAAGCATGAACACCCGGCCAAGCAGTTTTTGGA